GGGCATGTTTGACGAAGCCTATACAGGGCAAAGCGTTTGTAAAAGTTGTACTCAGGATAAATAAAACCTTTAATGACTTTGTTTGACAGATAGATAATCTATGCTAAAATGAAAGTACAGAACAACCAATATGACGCAAGTACTCCGTTTTTGAACCCGCTTTTATGGCGGGTTTTTCAATTCCAAGAAATGAACCTATGAAACTACTCGAGTCGAAATTGATAATCCAATTTGATAACATGATTAACGTTAAGACCATCAACAACAAGCTCATTTCATACGCGCGTCCTTTACAATCCCAGTTTGCACTAGGCGTTTTTTATATGCTATTCGCTGGGATTAATAGCGTCTTAATTGAGCGAGGAACGTCGGGAGGCGTAGCAGAATTAGCAGACGCGTTAAATATCAATGCCTATTATATTATTGCCTTTGCTTATTTGATGAGTGTCTATTGTTTCCTACGAGATCGTCTACCTATTCATTATGCCGTTGGCAGTTTACCGATTATTATTTATGGTGTATTTGTCGCAATCGAAACGATTCAAGGCGACATACAAATGACAGGATTATTAGCAGCACTTTATTTATTGACGATCCCCTATCTTGTGATTATCGGAGTTGTCAATCGGTATTTGTTGAAACAAGCGAATAAAGAAATTAAACAAATTAGAGAACAGATAATCGAATTGCGTGCAGATGGATGAATTACTCAATAATCGTGTGATTCTATTTTTCATTGGTTTAGCATTTTTCTTTCGTATTGTATCTGCAACTGGTGACAGTGAAGAATCGCACGACATCGACAATAAGCAAGAATTTTTCTACCTGCTACATGAGATAAAAGAACTCCGTCAAGAGATACACGAGCTTAAAAATTCTACACGTATAGAATCAGGCAACCATGACACGACAGATAAAAGTTAACGACAAACTAGAGTCACAAATTGCATCGTTACAAACGATCATCGAATATCAAAATCAGTTATGTTATGCAATCAAACGAAACGACAAACAGGATATTCAAATACGGCATGAAGTCGTTCAGCATCTAGTAGATTGTTATTATCAGGATTACGAGATTATATTGGCAGTAGAATTATGAAACGCTTAACACCTAATCAGCAATCGTTTGTAGATCGCTATGTAGATAATTTAGCGCAAACGAATAAAAAAAATCTATCCACGCTTGTTAAGGAATCAGGTTATAATACATCTACTGATGAGAGTGCAGCCGCAATGGCAAGCAAGTTACTCAATAATCCTAAGATTAAACGCGCTATTCAAGACGAATTATCAAAACAATCTATGCCTGCTAATGAAGTTCTATTTCATATTGCAAAAGTGGCGCGTGGTGATGTTAAAGATAGTAGTTTATCCGATAGACTAAAAGCACTAGAGCTTCTTGCAAAATACCACAATTTAACAAATACAACTCGAATTAGTACGTGGCAAGACGAAGCGATTGAGTCAATCAAACGTGGTGAAATCAGTTATAATGATTTTATGTTTGCATTCGATGACGAGAACTTAGCTCAACAGCTATTTAGGCAAGCGGGCGTACCTATCGAATAATGTCACAATTCAAATTAGAACTCGCTAGACGACACGCTCAAAAACGTCAAGCGCAACCTGATACAATTCAAAAGCATCTCAAAATACTCGACAAACGTAATCGGCTCGTACCCTTCACACTTAATAAAGCTCAACAACATTTAATCGACAATCTAACCGGGCGTGATATTATTGTAAAAGCGCGTCAGCTTGGATTTAGTACGGTTATACGTGCGACACATGAGACTAAAGCGATGACGCAAACCGCACGACTAGCGACGTTGGCACACGATCAAAATACTACTAATTTATTACGTCGTATGAGTAGACGATTCTGGGAAAATTTACCCGACTCCGTGCGTCCTAATAGGAGTATGGATAATGCTACAACTACGATTTACAGCAATACAGGTAGTGAAGTCATTATCCAAACGGCAGGAAGTAGTGCCGGTGGTCGTGGTGGTACATTATCAGATGTACATGGTAGTGAAGTCGCATTTTGGCAGAACGCCGATGATAATATGGCAGGTATTATGCAAGCCGTGCCACTTGACGGCAATATCGTTTTAGAATCTACACCAAACGGCGCGTCCGGTTGGTTTTATGAAGCGTGTATGCAAGCGCTTGATAATAATAGCGTATGGAAACTCCATTTTTATGAGTGGTGGTGGAATGATGAATACAACATCCCATTATTAGATGGTGAGTCGTTAACCTATACCGATGAGGAACAATATCTAGCAGAACGCTACAATTTAACACCTGAACAAATTAAATGGCGGCGGTATAAGATCAAGGAACTTCCTCATAAATTTAAGCAAGAATATCCTGAGGATATTTTAAGCTGTTTCCTTACCAGCGGTAATTCATTTTTCGGTGATATTGAGCATGTATATATCGCGCCAATGGATATTAAGCCACAACCTAATAAACGATATATAGCAGGATTAGACTTTGGGCAGGACAATGATTATACTGTCATGATCGTACTAGATGCCGATACGTTGCAGATGGTCGATATGCTACGCGTCAATCAATTATCATGGTTTGATATACGTAGTCATATCAAACAACGCGCTATCTATTGGAACAATTGCAATATATTAGCAGAATACAATAGCATCGGCAGTCCAAATATCGAAGCATTACAAGCTGACGAAATTCACGTTACCCCATTCTATACATCGGCACAAAATAAACCACAATTAATCCAGTCGCTTTATACCGCATTGCATGACAATAATTTGTTATTACAAGATATTCCTGAATTAAAACATGAACTACGAAACTTTATTAGCAAGCAAACGCCGTCAGGGCATTGGCAATATGAAGGTGCGAACGGCGTACATGATGATTGTGTTATAGCACTTGCACTAGCTTATTTGAATCTTATGCGTGGTAGTATCTCAATAGAGGCGATTTAATGCCAACAATAACCGATAGACTCAAAGCATTTTTAAACCCTGTAAATGTCGCACAAAAAAGCACTTGGGATATTTACAACCCATATACATCAGGATTAACGTATTCTGGTAACAACATAGCTGATAATAAGTTCGGTTACGCTCAAGCCTATTTAAGCGTGTTGGCAGTACGTCAAGCCGTCGACTACTATGCAATCAGCACGCAATCGATCCCGACGCAAATTATACGTAATACCACTGGAGATACTAGTGATGATGAAATTATCGCACGTAGCGATGACGTAATTCCTCATGCTATCTGGTATGCTGATGTATATGACCATCGGAAAACATACGGCATGAATCCGACAACTGCAATGATGTATAATTTGATTTTGTACGATGCCGTTTTCGTTGAGAAGATCAAAAATGTCTTTCGTTTATCGTCAGGGTTTCGAGTACTCAATTCACTAGGTATTGACATTAATTATATCGGTGGTGAAATTCAGTCATTTAGTTATTCATGGGATACACAAAGCGCGATATTCAAACCTGATGAAATTGCATATGAACATGGATTCAACCCGTTTGATGATTTAATCGGCACGTCCGTTTTACAATCGGCACTCGCTAAAGTTGAGATAGAAAACAATCTTGACCGATTCCTTCGTGCATTTTTTCGTAACAATGCCACCATCGGCATAATCGGCAGTCCAAGATCCGATAGCACCGGGCTAAACGGTACATTAAACCGTGAACAAACTGAAACGCTCAAGAAAATTATCAGCGATTGGCACAAGGGAGTCGCAAACGCATTCCGCCCGTTAATCCTGAATACACCTGTTGATTTACAATCGTTGCCGTTGCCTGATGTTGATAAATATAGCGATGTTGCTAAAGATATTGACACGAAGATTCTAGGCGCGTTTGGTATTAACCCTGCGCTTGTGGGTTCAACAGATAGCACGTCATACAAAGACGACCTACCACAAATTGAAGCGCAATTTATCAACAAACGCCTTAAACCTGTATTGTCACAAATTGAAGCTCTCATCAATATACAGATACTCCCATTTTTAACAGGGAATAGAGAATATCGATTCGAGTTTGATTATAGCGATTATCAGTTAATCACTGAACAAGATACAATTACACTCGATATGAATACGACGCAATTACAGAATAGCACACTATCGATTAATGAGTATCGGTTAGCGAATGGTAAAAGCCCAATTGAAGGGCTAGACGATTATTATATTATTGATGGTGTACCTGTCCCATTGAGCGAAATCCCTAATCTATGGCAATACAAATTCGGGATGCAACCGGCACAACCTGAACAACTTCCAGAAGATACTATCAACTCGTTATCTAGTTTCAAAGTTCCTGAAAAATATCAACATATCAATTTTACACCAACCGACTCAATGGTAGAAAATGCCAAGCGCGGGCTAGAATTACGTCGTGAGTTCGGACGTGGTGGAACTGAAGTGGGAATCGCACGTGCGCGTGATATATCGAACCGACGCGAATTGTCACCTGATACGGTTTTGAGAATGTACAGCTATTTTAGTCGTCATGAAGTTGACAAGCGCGACGGGTGGTCGAACCCAAACGATCCATCTAACGGGTATATTGCATGGTTGCTATGGGGTGGTGATGAGGGTTACTCGTGGGCAACAGCGCGACGCAATCAAATGGAAACTGCCGATGCTCAAAAAAGTAGCTGCACAATAGACCATGACCATAGTCACCATGCTATTGATGATACTATGACATTTGATGATTATAGTAAGCGATTTTATGCCAACCCGGCGACGCTTGACAACATTTTTAACGAGTTAAAAACTTGGTTAAAATATGTTAAGTCTGACAAACATCTTAAAAGCGCATTCGTGCCGGAATATACCGCTGGCGATATAGCTGATGAGATACTTCAATATAATGACACCGACGCAATTTTAGACGCAATCAATACACAATTAGATACCGTCAGGGAATGGCAGAAATCAATACAATCCACGCGTATTGATTACGAAATGCAAGTTGAAGATCTGCTATTCAAGGCACTGAACAACGATATTGATAAGCGCAATTTTAGATTAGGCATGATGCAAGCAATACGCGCCTATGCCGTATTAGCCTATATTGATGGATTACGCGACGGTGGTGTATTCAGTGAACCCGACGACGATGAGCGTGTAGAGATCGAACGGCATATCATCGCACAGCGTCAATATGTCAACAACCTATCTGATAAAATTTATGATAGTGGGCTAACTGATAATCAGACGTTGAATAAGCCGGCTATGTGGTATAACAAAAGCATCTCCCCTATGTATGATGCAGGTAAAGCGAGTGCCGATAAAAACGGAATATACGAATGGGTTTATGGCGCGACTGAACATTGTAAAGACTGCTTGAAGCTGAACGGTCAACGTCACCGTATGAAAACATACTATAGCAAGGGTATTTTGCCCCAGTCTGATATTCTTGAATGTAAAGGGTTCAATTGTAAGTGCAACTTAGTACGTGTGAACGCACGGGCGCGTGGTAAACTGCCAAATCTATAGAACAAGTAGAACACTAGATTAGAGAGTATCAAAATACAAAACAA